GAGAAGGAGGACGAAATCGCTAAACTTGAAAAACAATATGCTGCTGCTGTAGAAGCAAGAAATGTTCAATTGCAAATTGCTTTGAAGAACAGACTTCACAATTTAAGACAAAAGCAAAAGGCAAAAGTAGCAGCATAGTAAACCATTTATAAGGAGAAATAAAAAATGGCTAATACGAACTCTACTGCGACAACTTGGAATTGTCCTTAATATAGTTAGGGACCTTGAGGTAATCGCAAGTTGAAAAGGACTTCGAGACTCATGGAAAAATTGGGTGAATTCAGGGAAAGCCTAAAGAAGACTGATTGGGCTTGGATAGCAGGTTTTTTAGATGGAGAAGGGTGTATGACTATTCAAAAGGGATATGCAGAAAATAAAAAGAAATGCCATAACTGGAGTAAAGTAGGATGGTATTGGTATAGGCCTCGATTGTCTCTGCATAATACAGATGAAAAGTCAGTAATGTTTATTGCTAGTGCTTTTGCCTGCAAATATTACAAACGTAAAGAAACTACATCTAATTTAAAACCTTTATACTATATAGATATTAGTGCTATCCAAATTCTGAGACGAGTAATACTAGATATTTTGCCTTATCTAAAAGTAAAAAAAGTACAGGCAGAATTGGTATATCGCCTTGCTTGTCTTCCACGCGGAAGCGGATTTGAAAAAGAACAAATCTGGCAAGAATTTGATAGGTATTCTAGATTATGTGGTCAAAAAAATGTTGGACTGAATAATCATAGTAAACCTAAACGCCGGATGTTAAAGAGAAGAGAAAGTTCTTTTGTATAATCGGTAATCCTGAGCCAAGCTTCTGGATGAAATATGCTAGTTGAAGGTGCGACGGTCAAGACATACCCCGAATAGGGATGAAGTCTATTAGCGCCCAAGCCGAAAGGCATGATATGACCTGGCCTTATAGGAAACTATAAGAAGTAGAGAATAGACACTCTACGATAACAAAAGCGAACTATACTGGTGAGCTTTACCTCATCGGTGCAAATCAAACTCCTTTCTTGAACATGATTGGTGGGCTTCAAGGAGGAGCAATCAAAATCTCCGGTGGTTTTCAGTTTCCACTTGCTCAACCGTGGGCGCTTGAAGCTGCAGCCCAACCGGCAGTAACTGAAACTGTTTCTTTGACTGCTCCGAATCCGTGGACATATGTACGGTCCCAGGATGTTAATACCGTACAGATTTTTCATCGTGCAGTCACCATCAGTTACGCCAAGCAGTCAGTCATGGGGCAAGTCATTGCTGATGCAACTACAAAACTTCAGGATATGACTGGAGTACAGCCGGTGCAGAACGAGAAGGACTTTCAAATATCTGCACACATGCGTCAGATTGCTGTCAATACTGAATTTACTTTTCTCAACGGTACTTATCAGCAATCCACCGATGCTACCACTGCTGCAAAATGCCGTGGAATTATTACTGCTGCAACAACGAATACCGTTGCGGCAGGTGCTGCTGCGTTGACCAAGGCAATGATTGATCAACTACTTCGGACGATGGCTGCAAATGGTTCGGAGTTCATCAATCCGGTGATTCTGTGCAATGCATTTCAAAAACAGAAGTTGAGCGATATTTACGGATACGCTCCTCAGGACAGGAATGTTGGCGGTTACAACATCAACCAGATCGAAACTGATTTCGCCATCCTGGGCGTGGTCTGGGCTCCGCATGTTCCGGCTGCAACTTTACTTATCGCTGATCTGGCCGTTTGTGCTCCGGTATTTCTGCCGGTTCCTGAAAAGGGAGTACTCTTCTATGAAGAACTTTCCAAGACAGGTGCTGCGGAAAAAGGTCAGATTTACGGCCAGTTGGGTCTTGACTACGGTCCCGAAGAATATCACGGAACCATTACTGGTCTGGCAACGTCATAGGCAATTCCTCACTGGTAAAGTAGTAAAAAGAAAATTGCAATTAACTTAACAGTAAGGAGGAACCAAAATGGCGAAAGAAACAAAGTATAACACAGTTCCGAGAATGGTGGGGCCTGGTGTCCCTCCATATCTCAGGAAATTTGCATCGGAGGTTGATGAAGATGTTTCTTTTTCTGCATCTTCTTATTCAGTCTCTTCATCGTCTGCATCGAGTGAGTCCAGCGAATCCACTTAATATGTGGGCGCTTAACCATTAACTGCGAAGACAAAAAGGAGTAAAGCAATGGCTACTAGTAAAAAGAAAAGATTTTGGCGAGGGAAACTTCCAACTACTGTTTGGGATGGAAGGAATGACAGAGCTTTGTGTGATTTTTCTCAAGGTCATATTACTACTGATGATGAGTATACTATCGGAGTATTGAAGAAAATCGGTTATATAGAGATAGCATTGGATGCAACACATCCACCGGATATCATAGAACCGATTCAACCGGAAGGTACGCCCGATATTAGACCATTGCCAGCAGGACTAACAGAAAAAGGCGCGGCTCAAATTTATCAGGATAAAGTACTTGCTCAAGTTGAAGAACCTGATGGGCCTGCTGTTCCTAAGCCTGAATCAAAAAAAGGCCAGAAAACGTCAATCAAGAAAGGTAAAAAAAGGGATCTTAAAAGGCGTAAATAAAAGTAATTATACAGGAGAAGTACTATGGCAGTCACCTATTATTCAACTGATGACGACCTAGTTAAAATTCGACCAAACATTCTCGACTTAGGGCAATCCGATTGGGAAGAACAACATCTGGAAGCATTTGCTATCATCAATAGAGTTCTTATTTCGCGGTGGTATAAAGTAGTTGCCGTGGAACATAGTGTTGATTGGTGGTTGACAGAGTTTGATCCAGATTATGTTGATGTGTCCCAACTATTGAGATTGTCTTGCTATAAGGTACTTGAACTTGCTTATATGTACCTTATGAAAGACAGTCCTGATTCCGATGGATTTGAAAGACATGTAACTCTTTTTTCAAAATTGTACTCCCAAGAATTAAAAGAAGTTTTGGGTATTGGCATTACTTATGATTGGGATGCTGATGATGAGTATGATACAGAAGAGAAATATGAACCTGCCCCAAGAAGAAATTATAGGTCATAGGTATGGCTCGAAGAAGCTCTCTTAGAATCGAAGGCATAAATCGTTTAATCGCACAGATCGAACGAGTGTCTGGAAATGTAGTCAATGAAGAATTGATGGATGAGATAGGATTTTTCTTGTCTACATCAATACTTCAAAGAAATATAAAGGGTGAAGATGTTGAGGGCCGACCCTTCGAGCCGTATTCTCCTAAGTATAAACTTTTTAGGATGAAACACAATCATCCGGCTAATGTAGTCAATTTGTTTTTCTCTGGTAGTATGGCGTCTGCGCTAACCCATACAGCGTTTAGGGATAGAGTTGAAGTATACTTTATGCCAACGTATGGCAGAACACCAAGTGGTAAATCTAGTAATGTAACAAATGCTCAGAAAGCATTTTTTCTTAATGAGAAACGTGAGTTTTTTGCTGTTAGTGAAGAAGAGCAAATTGTTATTTTACGAATGGTTCAAGAACATTTAACAGGATTATTAGAGGGGTAGTAATGGCAAAAAATAGCATACGTGAACAAATACTCGTTTATCACAAAAGATATTTGATTGGTAAAGTAAGTAGTATTTCTCATGTAGTCAGAGTAATGCCTAAATATGCTGACTTGCAACAGTTTGCCGTGACCCAGTTTCCATTAGCTGCAATTGTTGGTAGATTGCCAGTTCCGAAAGAGAAGATATCTTCAAGGGACGGGTCTGCAGTTGATTTAATAATATCCTCTTTGAAAATTGACAATTTTATATATTTGCAAGAAAGGGAAGATCCAGATTCAGTTATAAGCGAGATTGTAGATGATGTTTGGGCGAAGTGTTACTCAAACGTTACCTATGGTGGACTTGCAATGAGTACTACTTTAAAAGTCAGTGAAGATGTAGAATACTGGGATCCTTTTATTGCGTTTAAATTAACCGCAGAAGTAGTTTATAAACATTCAACAGGAGGAATTTAATCATGGCGAATCCGCATAGTACTGATCTATATGCAGTTGGCAAGGGTGTACTTCAAATAGCATTATTTTCTGCTGGAGCACCTGGAACCTACCAAGATGTAGGTAACTGTCCGAAGCTTGAAATGGAACCGAAGATTGAGCGATTGGCTCATTACTCTTCACGGACTGGTTTCCGAACAAAGGACAAAAACCCCATCATTCAAACTGAGTATGCTTGTGCATTTGATCTTGATGAACTCGCTGCAAGTAATATGGCGAAGTTCATGATGGGAACTTTGACTGAGGGTATGCAAGTACTTGGTCTCCAGGCAACTGACCAAGAATATGCATTGAGATTTACTTCCGATAATCCACTCGGACCTGATCAAGTTTGGGATTTTTGGAGAATGACTCTATCTCCGGCTGGCCCGATTCAGTTGATCGGTGAGGAATGGATGGTTATGTCTTTTGCAGGTGAAGGACTTGCTGATGTTACTAACCACCCGACCAGTCCGTACTTTACAGTTGACTATGAGGCAGGTTACACTGAGGGTAGTGCTTCTGAGTCCAGTGTATCCAGTGAATCTGTGTAATTAAACCTTTAACTACCCTAATAACAGGGCAACAAAAATAGCTTAAAGCTAAACGCAACAATTTAAAAATAGGGAGATATTGTAATGCGTATTACGAAGACCTTTAAAATCGAAGGCTATAAAAAAGAATTCGTTGTGAAAGAATTAACAATGAAAGAAATTATTAGTCTAATGTCAGAAGATATACTTGATGA